ACCCGCACGTGACAGACGACGATGCCACCGGCGAAAACGCCACTTCTGATTACCAGAAATGCGCTCTCGTGTGGCACCAGGACCGTGAGTGGGCGTGATATCCGAGAGGATATCAGAACTGTGGAAGGCGGTACTGACAATAATGTCAGCAACGACTCCAAAGTAACGCATCACTTGACAGTCCGGTGGGTCCACAATTTCGGCATCGCATTGGGCGTACCTTTCAATCGCGCCAACGTTCCTTGCATCGCTGCAAGGCCGCTGGACTTTCTTACCGAACAGGCAAATTTGCCTGACGGCTCGAATGCAATCGATTGAGGGTGCGTCCAATAGAACGCCATCCTTGTCAAACACGCGGCGCAGGAATCCCCTCAGAAATGAGGGAATTCCTGACTTTTCCTTTCTAAAAGAAAGGAAATAGCCAGGAGCCACCCGACCTTCTGCAAGGCTTCTTTCGAAGTCCTTGCAAAATTTCGGAAGAGTAAGAGTAATAAAACTCTCACTCTCGTGTTCGACACGTCGACGCAATGTTAAAACATCGCGTTTGACAGGGGCACAACTCCACCTCTCACTATCCAGTAAGAGGTCTGCGAGGAGGTCTACTAGGCTGTTAGTGGGTACCAATGGTATCCCCTCCTAGGGGTTCGCCGGTTTCCACTCACTGCTAACGTAGCCGACTCGTTCTTGATCAGGTTTCCCCGTTCAAGAGCTTCAAGAGATTGGCATCGGTCCCCCAAGCGACCAGAGCCTTACCAAGGTTCTGGGCGTCGGCGATCGAAAGGCCAGTCTGAGGCGCATCGATCGTAATGGTGGCCGTGGCACTAACCAGAATACTCTGGCCAGTAACCAACGGATCACCAACGATTGACGAACGCTTGAGACGCGCAACGACACGGTTCCGAGCCTTGAACGCGTGAGTGAGGGTAAGGTTATACACCGTACCGTCAGTCTCGCGAACTTGGTATTCGGATGTATCGCTGGACCTTCCCGTAGCGGGAAGAGTCTTAGCGACAGTGGCGTACGTAACTGTTTGTGGATCGGCGAACACGTCGATTCTCCTGCAGGAACAGGGTGGTTTGAAACCTAACTCCTGGCATAGCCAAGAGCAGCGAGAATGCCGAGCTGGTGGCTTGTTAAAGCTCCTAGATCAGCATTCGGACCAAAAGGGTTTCCGCCGTGACTTCTCGACTTCAGCACGTATGAAATACGTGATTCAACCGAGATGTCATAACTTGGATAGTCTCCTCCGATCTCCATAGGGGTACCCCAACGGGCCCCCTGAGACCAAGTGAGGACTCTAGCCGAAGTTTCACCACGGATCTGGCGCATAACATGCGCATGATCTGTGACGAGGTTGTCGACTGCGTTCGTACTAGCGTTGGAGACAATGTCTCCAACATTAGCAAACCAGTCGAAGAGCCAGGTCCACGGTAGGACCTCCCACAGCAAAGATGGTGTAGGTAAAGCACCAAACAATGCTGCACGGGCCCGCGCGTCCCATTGGGATGATTCTGTGTCAGGAATGTAATAGCGGTATGTACCGCTAAACCAGACCTGCTCAGACCATCGGGTCGTGAGGTTCCACACAGTGCCAGCTGGATCAATCCAGCCGGGTGGTGGGGATACCAGGTTTACACCTGGATAGTCCCATCTCCCGGAGCTCTGCGTGATACCCCGCTCATCTTTGAGACGAGCCTTTCTGCGGATGCTCTTACCGTTATCTCTAACGATTTGAGCCATCTGCCTGTCAACGGTCTTCCAGAGATTATACATCCCTTGAAGATCCTTGACGAAAGGTTTCCATCCAAAGACGTGGTTGAGATATTCGGAACCAAGGTTCCGAAAATTCAACAACTCTTTGTAGAGAACCTTCGGAATAGAAGAGAAGGTACCGTTGAGTCGACTAGACTCAACGATTGTACCAAGAGCTCTTCTAAACGGAATTGTGGGCACATCTCTCAACTCAATAATGAATTGACCGAGAGATGCCACAGGGTTCCCCGGTCTCGTCCTAGCATACCCTTCAGCGTATGGGGCCCGAACAGATTCGGCAACCTCATCGATGGAAGGCATCCCAGGCGGGACAATGGAAGGCCATTTGCCAATCGGTACACCACTCACCCCGCAAACATTTGCGGAGGAGATGTTACCGTTGCGAATGGCTGTCACGGTACCTCCTGAAGTATGCTGCTGGTCAGCAGTATACTGATAGAAGGGACCGCCGCCACTCCACTTACCATTTGGTAGTACGTGGTGTGGCTCAGAGACGAGCAGACCCTCGTAGTGGTGGTTCCAGACTAACGTGCAATTCGGGTCACGGAGGTTAGTTCGTTGAGAACTTTCCCCGTGCCTAATGCGCGGTAGGTCTGAAGGTTGGTCCTCAGAATACGAAGGGTGCGCAGGAATACTTTCGTACAGCGGAAACGCTGTAAGTAGGCTTTCCTTACGCGCCTTCTTCGTCTTCCGAGTCTTCCCCTTGTGCAGCTTCGTATCAGGTTTCTCTTGGAGAAACCGATTCTTGGCTGCCCGACTGATTGATTCAATCGGTGTGAGGAAGTGATCAACCCCATAAACTGCCACTACGTCCGGCCTCCTTATTGGTGGGAAAGAGGTAAGGTTGTAACCCGGGCGAGCCATCGG